TTGATAGCTTTGATTATAGTAGCATTGGAGTTGATGCCGAAGTAAGAATGCACGCTACTAAATGCTTGAAGATTTGCCCAACCGCTAAAATCAGTAACTCCTAACGGGTCAATACTTTTTGTAACAATAGGCAAATCAGCACCGTATTTGATGCCGAATTTGCCTATTTTAAGCTCAAATTTACTCAACCCTTCATTTTGAACCCTTTACTCTCTTGGCAATATTACATCGCTAATTTTCGAGCTAGGGCGGTTAAAACTATCTATTTTCGGTGTAAATATATGTATATTTTAGAAATACAAAGAAATATTGCAAATTATTTATTTTTTTGTATTATTAAAACATCCTTCATCACTATCATAATCATCCCAAAATATTTTGAAGATGAATGATAATAGGACGGATGCGATTAGTATTTTAATCATTACGCTTCATTTAAGGTTAATTCTTCGCCAGTCAATGCGAAGTAAAGGTTTTGTAACTGGTGTATAAATTTTATTTTATTATACAAAAACCCATTTTCATCGTCACCAATTGAACAATGCAATTCATTATTATTATCAAGATAAAATCTTATATAAGGCTCATCTTTTATCCAATAATCTGGATTCATAAGTTTAAAGCCAAACCTTAATAAATAATTTTCTGTAAGTGGGATAGGAATATATTCCTCGCAATCCTCTACCCTAACCATGCATACAATTGTTAGTACTTCATTATTTTGGTTAATACTTGTTGCTGTGGACTTAGTCCATACTAAATTGCCAATCCTTAATTCTTTTGCGTGTACTCCCATATATAGCCCCCTGCTGTTTTTGATCTCCCTGTTAAAGCATTAGATATTGATGATTGTAAAATATTGTTCTCTTTTGATGCGATTGTTACGCTTGCATACTCTTGTACAATACGCATATCCTTACTTATCTTAATTACTTTGATGCTATTTATTCCCTTCAAGGATTTAGATAAATTGGCCCTATGTTGATCAGAAAAAAGAGTCCCTATTTTTGATTTATAAATCCTTGACATACTAATCTTCTTTCTTTGCTCCTCTGTAATGTCATACTTTCTGTGGCATGACGGGCAAAGCATAATGTAGTTGTTCCTATCTTTTTTATAGTCTTTCCCTTTAAGTAAAGCCCACTCATACCTTTTAGGTGATACGCTTTTACATTTTTCGTTTTCGCATTTATTAGCTTTGCCATGATGGTACGATAGCCAATTATGTATCCTATAATATTCTAATTCCATGATACAAATATACAATAAAATATTTGTCTTTAGGATTAATCATATTGTAAATTTAAGTTTTATTTTTGGATTGTGCAAGGTCAAAACCACTTCCCATGCTCGTTGTTTATATATCTAATAGTATCAATACAATTGTGTACTAGCACGCAATTTGCTAAATATTCATGTGTTTTTTCGACTTGCAAATCATACACTATGCAATTCGTTTTTTCTCCTATTTCTAAGTGCTTGAGCCTTGCAGTTGTTATGGCAGTATTTTGACACGCCACCATGTCTTGTTTTGTATTCCTTTCCGCAAAGTTGACAAATAAGCGTTCTATACTCCCTACCAACCCACGAAGTAATACTATGCACTTTATGCCATGCCCTACCTGCTTCGCTTCCATGCCATTTGTCGGCAAATGTTCTAGCGTATTGCATTGTCCTTCGCATTTCCGTTTTGTCACGCTTAAGCATGTGCGCACTAAGATGCTCGCTACCTTTGATACATTCAAGGTTTTCAATGCTGTTATTATGTGGGTTTTCGTCTTTGTGGTGTATATGGAATCCTTTTGGAATTTCCCCATTATGAAATTTCCAAACTTCTGTATGCATCCTTGTACAACCTCTCGAAAAGTACCTTTCGCCTTTGTACAATCTGAATGCTTTGTCATTGAAGTATTGTACAGGAATAGTGTCATTCCCGTTTGTAATTTGGATATTTCTATCCATCCCGTTGACGTTTTGATTTTGTGATCCGCTGTACATTTTAGTATAATGTTTTGATTCTCAAATATAAGTTTATATTCTCGTATCTCTTTCCATCCATTATTAAAGTTGTTAACTACTTTACACCAACCACCGCTATTATAGACTTGCATTCCACGCCTTACATCTTTAATAAATTTATTCCCTGCATCTGTTTTAATAATCGTTTCCCCATGAAAGCAGTGGTTATGATCATCAATCGGCTTCCCCGTTGGATTACCATTCATGTCTTTCCCTTCGCAGTAAAGCGCAAACTCTTTGATTATATTATCGCTACCTTCAACTACATAAATCTCTTTTGAGAGTAACGAACTAAGTCCCGTCATAATACCTTTATCCGACACCGCTCGAATATTAGTGAATCCACTCGCAGCGGTTGGGTATCGTTGGCAATCTTCATCACTCATCAAGTCGGCTAATCCATAACGTAATTTACCTATCGTCTTAGGCTCTGCACTATCCGCAATAATCAAAGAATCTTCTGTAATGCCTAGGCTATCTAATTTAAAAGCAAGGGCCAATAGGTCCAAAGGTTCATAGTTCAATTCACGAACATAGATTTTATTTTTATACGCCTTCGCTCCGACTATCGCTGCTGGTGAACGTGTACCGAAATCTTGTCCATAAACTTCTTGCATATCCAGCTTTAAATATTCCTCCAAAGAAATCATTTTATATCTCTTGAAATATTGACCTTTTTTGCCTGTGGAAGCCAATCCCTCAATCTCTGTAAGAAAGTAGTGTAAATCATAGTACGAACTACCTTTAATGCCGCTTGATTCGTATTCAGCTACTATTTCTTTAGGCAAATGTTCATTATTCTTGTAACTTGTTTGAATTACATGAACGCCTTTTAATTTCTTTGGAACCAGTTTATAATACCCATCAATATCATTCTGTGTGTATTGCGGATAATCTTCTAGTGTTACTGGAACAATATTAAAATACGTTGTAATTACCCAGTGGTAAATGTCGGGAGTGTTTAGAATCATAATTACAAATGAGCCTTCCTGCCTTACAGAATGTTGCCATTTTAAGAACTTGGCCATATCTCGAATATCTGCCATTTCCTCCACTACTCCGATATCTACATTAGCAACACCTTTCATGTGAGATGTCTTTTCGTTGCTTGATGCCCTGAATCCTTGTGTAAATACAACTGATTCATAAGTTTTAACGCCCGTTTTTGGATTTACCTTGATTGCTTTAATCTCATTTTCACCGCGAATAAACGAACCGTCAAACGCCCCATTTTCATTTGCTGTATCATACCTTTCAAATACTTCAGATAGGATTGATTTTTTAATCTTGGTAGCTTCATCCCTTAATAGCTGAATCTTTTTACCTTTAATACAAGCGTGGAACGGTATCGCCTTTGAAACTTCATACGTTTTTTTACCACCTCTACCTCCGATTAAGATTATTACCCTAGTTCCTGGCGGTGGGTTGTACAGTACATCAAATTTTGGATCTGTTTCAACTGTTACGTTTACTTGCATTAAAATTTAATTAGTCTTTAAAAATCCATTCTAAAGGATCGTATTTATTAAATAAATGTACCGCCAATACAAGTACATTCATCCCAACTTGGATTATGATTGTCGAAACTACAAGCTCATCTAAACTTACACCACCTCGATTGATGTATAGTAATTCTACCAAAACAAATGACACTATTTGTAAAGCAAATAATACAATGTTCCCTTTAATTATTTTCTTCATACTTTTTTTATTTGAATGTTATATTCTTAATGTCTAAGCCTTCGTGCTTCACCTCTGATTTATCCACTTGGTCTTCAATGCCTCGATTAATAGTATCAATGGCTTTGGCATTGCCTTCCTTGGCTAATGACATTAAAGTGTGTACATACTCATCAAGTGTTTTGCCTTCGGTCAATTTCTCAAAAATGGTTTTAGTAAGCAATCTTTGTTCACGCCTTTTTTCCCATCCTAGACTTTTAACCTCTGGCGGTGGTTGGTTTTCAGATGTGAATCCTTGACCTAATGTATTCCCGACTATTAAATTACTTTTCGGGTGTTTTACGGGAGTTTTTTTGTTTTCCGCCATACTACAAATTTACTACTTTAATTTTATCATTTTGCATTTTGTTTAAGTTTTTGGTTTAATAATTTATTTTTTCTGTTACCATATCGCTATTCCCACCGTATTCAAGCAATTCTGGTGAAACTACCCAACACCTATTAACAATTGGTTTGTCGTTTCTTATATTTTCAGTATAATATACAAACCTCCCCATCCCTTTTGTTATTTCTTCTATCTTCGACTTAGAAGAGTGGCTATATTGTAACCGCTCCTCAAAATCGTTATCGAAAATATAAATGTGATACATATTACCCTATTTTTATTTTGCCTTCAATAATTGCAGTTTCTAATTTAGCAATATGACTATTTAAAAAATTTACCCTTGTCATGTTGCGCAAATCAGATGAATAGTTCATTTCTTTAGATAATGCCCTTTGCGTTTCCAATAAAGATGATTTTGTTCTTTCCATGTATGTAGGTGTAAGAATCATAAACCCAGTTGCTGATATTGATTCGATTGTGTTTGTTTGTATTGCCATTATTTTTCGTTTTAGACTTCAAAAGTAAATCAACTTTCGCATATAAACTAATTATTTTACAATTATTTTTTAGAATGGTTGAAATAGGTACATTCGGATTTCTTTAATGAAGTCTAATTTTGTTCGGCAAATCACATATTTATACCCAAATTTCTTACAATACGCCTCAAATTCCTTTTGTTCTTTGGATTGTGTGCCTCTTGGTGTTTTCATCTCGTTAAATAAGCCATTATAGCCATTATTAGCAAATAAAACTTGCAAGTCGGGTACACCTCTCATTGTACCCTCTCGCTTCAAAATTGCGCCTGTAATTGCGTTTCTTGCTCCGCCATTTGGTTGACTAAAGATTACATGATTCGGATATTCTCTTTTGAACCACGATACACATTCAATTTGCAAACTGCTTTCTTCATGTTTAGGCTTGGATTTTGGCTTAATTTTGTTAAATTCAGCTACTGTTATTTTTTTGTCTGGTGTTTTCATGGTGTTTGGTTTAAAATGGCAATCCTTGTCTAATCTCTATTTTCGGTTCTGTGTTTTTCGTGATGCCGGCGGATGGGTTGGAGTGGTGATGTTGTTCCAATTCTTTTTGTGCTGTTTTTGGGCAATAAAATTTCATAGTCTTAGGATTCCATCCAATTTTTATAAGTATCGTTTCACCGTTCCTGTGCTTTTGAACGTCTAAAAATGCAACTTCTTCTGTGCTTTGCTCATTTTCATCTTTTGTTACACCTCTGGCAAATGGGCGGTCTATAATTATACCCATGTCAACATCTTGCTCAATAGCACCACTTTCTCTTAATTGGCTTAGTTTGGCTGGCTTACTTACCTTGTCCGCTCCCTCTGATTCTCTATTCACTTGTGCAAGTGCTACAATAGGAATATCCAAGTCCTTAGATAAGTTTTTCAATCCTTTCGATAAATTACCAACTGCAACATATCTTGCTTGCCCTTTTTCGGTTTCCACTTCCATAAGTTGCAAGTAATCAATGAATATAATTTTTACCTTCTTTTCACGCTTTAATTTGGCTACCTTATATCTTAGCTCAAAAATATTCATACTGCTCTTATCTTCGAGATAAATAGGCAAAGAAGCCATTTTTAACGCCGCCTCATTTATCTGTTGCTCTTTTTGACTAGAATAAAACTGACTATCTAATTTTTGCCCCCTAAAAACTGTTTTAAAATCTATTCCAGTTGCATTTGACATTAATCTTGAAGCTAGTTGCACGTTTGGCATTTCAAGTGAAACAATACCAACAGCATCACCATTATTTGCTATATTCAAAGCAAATGCCAACCCTAACGCAGTTTTACCCATACCAGGACGGGCGCAAATAACATGGAAACCAGTTTCAAATCCTCCACCTGTCACATCGTCCAAATCCTCAAATCCCGTTGGTACCCCAAATATTTCACCGTTCTTTATTCGGTCACGTCTTGCTTGTAGCTCAATCATAACTTGTGACATATCCGACCAATCTTTCACATTCTTAAAATTCATTGCCTTTTGGATGGATTCGTTTAGGGCTCGATTTGCTTGTAACGGATCTAATGAACTAAATATTTTAGAAGCTGATTCTATCGAATGCCTTTTTATCCAAAATTGAATAAGTATTTGACACCATTCTAAAATATGCGCACCACTTACAACATCTTTCATAATTCCGGCACATTCGTAACTCCATCTAGTACTAGCGTATTCTCCTTTAGTATTTGATTCTACTGTGTGAATCTCTGGCACTATTGTAAGTAAATCTACTTTACCGCCATTAGTCATAATTCTACACATAGCTTCATAAATGATTTTATGCTTTTCAAAATAGAATACGTCTGGCGATTGAAGATATTGAGATACCAAATAAATTTGATTTGCTTCTAAAAGGCAAATACCGATTATTCCTACTTCTAATTCTTCAGAATAATGTATGTATTGTTTGTAGTTATTAGAATCCATAATGTGCATATGGGTTTTTTTTAATTGTTGGGTTATTTTTGTCTAATATTTCTTGTTTTTGTTCTTTGCTTAGTTTTGCGGTCCAATTTGCGAAGTGCTTTGCATAATCTGAAATTACCTTGTGAGTTAATGTTTTTGAAATGTGCAAATCAAATTCATCTTGAAAAAATTTTAGCTTTTCAAAATTCCATCCACTTGGAGTACAAACACCAATTTTTTGCGATTGGTAATTTGAATCATAAAGTTTCCTACATTCCGCTATTGTCAAAAATTCTTTGTCATTAATCCCTTTGGACTGGTTAACTTGTGATTTTAAATTAGAAATTAATGATGATGTTGATGTTGTCAGATTTTCTTTTTTCGCTTCATCAACAATAATATCATTTACAGTTACAGTATCATTTACAGTTACAGCGATGTTTGCGACATTTTTTATCGCACCTTGTCGCTGTGCGACTAATTCAGATGCTTGCGATAATGTCATTTGATTATCAACGACTTGTAAGTATAAATCATTATGCCATCTCTTTAAATTACCCAATATTCCTGCTTCACTCTTGTCTATTTTTGACTGCTCCCAAACTTTCAAATCCCTTTTTAGCTGTTGTTTTATAGGTTCAAATGTTAATTTCACAATCAAATTTTCGGATGTTGGGTTTTGGTCGTTGACATATTTTAGTATATGTAAAAACAATTCACCTGCATCCGCTTTTGGCATTTGCTCGATTGTATGGATTAAGTCAGCATACAATAAAAATGATTTCTTATCCTCTGCCATGATGCTATTTCTTTTTAGATTTTAAAGTATCATATTCGTGAAATGTGCTTGAAAGCAAACTACCAAAAACCCTTCTATTCATCAATCTCCCTTCCTTACTATCTTCCCTAGACCATTGAATAAAACAACCGTATGCGTATTTCTCAAATTCTGTTTTTAATAAATGCGTATGCTCGTGACATATATCGCAAAGTGTTCTAAAGTATTCATCTGGGTAATCCCAAGGCTCTTTACCTTTAATATAACTTTCATGATGAACATGTAGCATTCTTTCTGTATCTCCACAATTAAAGCATGTGAAATTATCACGCTGTAAAATTTCTAAGCGTTTCTTTTGCCATTTAGGACTTTTTAATTTGTCTGAATAGGTTGACATGTAGTTAATTTTTAAAATGTAAAAAATCAACCGGGGTGGCATGTGAATTAACTACTAAACACATGTGTTGCATGAAGCAGCCACCCCGATTGATTAAAATGTAAATTTGAGAATACATGCCATGTTA